GTAAATTATCTTTAAATAATAATTGAAACCATTTATATACTAATAAAACTGACGGACAAACAATGATAAAAGGTTTATCTAATTCTTTTATTCTTGTTAATATTTCTTTTTTTTTACTAAATGGGATATTATCAATGATTATATCTCCTTTATTATTTTCAAAGAAATCTTCGTCTTCATGTATTATATTAAAACCAATTTCTTCAAAATATTCTTTTTGTTTTCCATCACAATAAAATGGAGACCAAATAACTTTATCTTTCGGAATGTAATCTTTAATTCTTTCCCAATCTTCTTTATTAGTTATATAATTATCGGAACTTAAATCATTTATAAAACTCATTTATATATTATATTATTTTTTATTTTCTTCTAGAACTTGATTAAGAATATTGAATCGATTAGGATTTAATTTTTTAGTTATTTTATAAATTATTGCTGAACTATCATCAACATTGGCTAATGTTTGGTCAGGATCATGAATTGAAGTTGTTATTTCCGTAATGGTTTTAGGTTTTGTAAATGTGAATGTTTCTCCTGCTCCCCCTGAATAAAAATCTCCAAAATCATTACTCTTTTGACAGATTGATATTACAGGATATAATTGTCCACTATCTGCTCCCCCTATAAATTGTGAATCGTCTAATACATCAGTTCTAATACAATAATAACCTTGATTTAATTTTTTAGGTAAATTTGGTGCTGTTATTTTAACTGATTTTGCTGATTCAGTAACTGCTGGAAAGTTCTCATAATACATATTTAATCTAAACTCTGTTGAAGCATTATTTGTTTTAAAGAATGACATGGTTGATGGTAATGATAAATTATACATTCCTGCTCCGAAAATATTTGTATTAAAATCAATCGTATCAATTTGAGATACTTCAGCATTAGTAAAAGCATAAGGTAAATTAAATCTGTTTGTATTCCCTACTCTTGTTGATATATCATTTAAATCTGATCTTGATGCATTGAATTGTTCATAAGTAAAACCTAATCTTCCCCATATTCCTTCATTCCAATATTTATCAGTATAACCAAAATCTTTTATCACTATTCCTGATAATTGATCATATATAGTCCAGCCTTGTAAATTAGGATTTAATAATTCTACAGCATAAGTATTCGGTGCTATTGTTATATCAGTATTATTTGATTTATAAGGTAATACATCAGGAGTATAAGAAGTCCCTTGTAATCTTTTATTAATTTTATAAACTTTATCCCCTGCTGTACCAAATTCACTAACTATTGTATCACCTGCAGTTGTAACTCCTCCTGCATTATATCTATTCTGAACTCTTTCTGCTGTATGTAAATCACTCCACTCAAATCTTTGTGATATTGTATTAAAATTTAATTTTGGTTCATTTGCTCCTAAATATATTTTTTGTGAATATTTACTTGATTGGACTTGACTTGCATTATATCCTGTCGGAAGCATGTCTCCAAGTGCTTCTTCATGATACATATCTCTTGCCCATCCATCCATTAATCCCATCACAGCATTTCCGTATGAATTAAAATGACAATCCCATCCCAAGTTTGTAATATAAGATACTGTTCCTCTTGGGTTACTATCATCATTATTTTTTAAAAATAATATATTAGGAATAGTTGTAATATCACCATTCAATAAAGGGGGTTTTAAAAGGGCATAATCTAATCTCATTTTATTTCCACGATTAACACATTGAAAAGCTATATGGTCGGTTGTTCCACCTCTTGCTCTTACTCTTCTAAATACTCCATAATTTAATCCTGTTTCCCAACTAGTTCCATCTGTTTTAGTATTTTCATAATTCATATCATAATCTATAAATATAGGTAATGAATGTAAATATTCTACTTGTGAAGCATTTTCATCGTAATAATCCCAGCCCAAATATTGATTAGTTGTTAGTCCACCAGCATAAGAAGGTCTTGAAGCATTCCCTAATATATTCATGTGAAAAAATCTATTAGTTTCTCTCGGTGTATAACCTTGATAAATATTATTCTTATTCTCAAATAGTTCAGGATAATTATATTGTTCCTTAAATAATTCAGACCATTTTTGCATTAAATCATCATTTCCTTCCCATAGCCATTGAGTAATAATTAAATCTGTATATTCTCCCACAGCATTCATATCAAACTCACCATGATCTAATTCATATTCTAATATTTGATGTGATTGAGTTAATACTTCTTGAACATTATTTCCAACAGCTGTTTCATTAAATCTTTGTCTAGCAAACTCACTAAATTCTCTACCTTTCTTCCATAGTTCAGGTCTTTTTACTCCAATAAATTGATATGAAGATATATAATCTAAACCATACGAAGAATTATAAGAAGCATTATATCCATTCCAAGTATCATAATTATTTGTCTTTTCAGATATAGCATTAAATGTATGATAAGTTGGTGAATTTAATTCTACATTTAATGGTCTATTTGTTGTTATTAATGGATATGTTCCCCCTGTAATCCACGAAGCATTACTACTAAATTTATTAACTTGAGGTTGTTCTTGGGCAGTTAGTTGTGAAGTAATTTTTTCAGCAATAGCATCAGGAGAAGAAAATCCTTTTTCAACATTTATTTTTAACTTCTCAATATATTCTATATATGTTTGATTAACTGGACTATCAGAAGAAGCATTAATTAAATCCCATTGATATACTGCCGTTTGATTACCATAATAAGTATATGCTTGGGTAAATATAGTAAACCTTGAATTATCATTTCTTAATTTAAAAAAGTTTTCATTTGGTGCTAATGTACTATCCCCTGTTTGATAATAAAAATAATCTGCATCTACAAAATGTTGTTGTAAGAATTGTCCTGTTATAGCTGGTAATTCTATCTCTGCTACTACTTGTTGCTGAAAACATCTTCCTGTTGGAACTTGATCTTGTAAATCCCAATTTGCTTGAACTGGTCTTGCTTCTATTCCATAACACCATCTTCTCGGTAACATAACAGAGTTCTCGCCATTAGCATTCTTATAATAATTATATGTTATATATGTTTCATTATTTTTATTAACTATTTCTTCTGTTACATTAGTTGCCTCTGCTCTTTCATATCCATATATCTTATCATTACAAGCATTTATAGGTGTGAAATATGTTATTTGTGTCGATGTTATATTTCTTTTTTCTAATATTTTATCATTAAAATTAATTGCATTATCATCTGATCCTGTTTCAGATATAAATGAATTATGAACTGATATAGTATCTCCTTGTTCTACTTTTATTCCTTCACCCAATTTACATGTAAATAATGCTTTTGAACCTATATTTCCCCCTAGATATTGAGCTGACTGCTTACGATTACAATCTACTAATGTTATATGATCCATTTATATATTATAATAAATTAATAAAAGAATTTAGAAAATTATAATTCTATTAAATCTATTTTTCCAAAATAACCAATCAAAAGGGTAGATAAACTTTCTTCAGAATAAAAATAAAATATAAATAAATATTTTTTGAGGGATTTGATTGGTTATTTTGGAATTTAGAAATAATGACTAACAAAATTTGTTTGAGCAGGACGACCAAGAGCTGTATTTATTTTATTAGTTATAGCTAATTTATATTGTTCTTCTTCTTTCTTTTTCTTCTTTGCTTCTTTTCTTTCTTTTCTAATCAGTTCATATTCCAATAATGTCTTTCTTGTTGCTTCTGTGGATATTCTTGCAATATCTTCTTCTGTTATATTATTTGTAATATTTTTAGTCTCATGTACAATATTATTTACTACAGGTCTTTTCTGTTCAATAATTTCTTTTTTCTTATCTTCTTTTATTTGAGTTGGTGTTTTAAGTTTACCTTTCATTCTTAATTCTTTATTTCTTCTCCTTGTTTCATTTGCTTTCTCCCTTGCTTTAGCCAGTTTTTCTAATGCTTCAGGTGTCATTTTTCTTGTTCTTTTTGTTTTTTTTATTACAGGAACAGGTAATGGTTCAACTATCTTTTCAAACTCTTCTGCCTTTTTAAATACATCATCAGGAACAATATATTCTTTCTCTTTTATAACAGGCATCGCTTCTTCTTCTTCAAACTGAACTTTTTCATCCTGAATTTCCATGTGAATCTTTTCTTCCTTGGGTGCTTCTTGAATATCAAAATTATCCATCTATTATCTTCTATAATATTAGAAATATTTTCTATTAAATAATAAAAAAATGATTAATTTATTTATTTTATTTAAATATATTAATAAAATAAAATGGAAAATAATTTTAAAACTCCTCGTGTTTTTCCTGTTAAAGCAGATGCTCCTAATCCTAGAATTACACCAGTTCACCCCAATATCCCTCAATGTCCAAGTTTGTGCCTAGGAATTGGTTCTGTGAGGTCAGGTAAAACAACACTTTTGAACTCAATCTGCTTTCAAACTAAAGAAAATGGCTTCTATGATGCTCAAACCTATTTTGATGAGATTGCTATAATGTCAAACACCATCAATAACGATCCATCAGCAAGATTTTTAAAGAAGGCTTGTAGTGTTACTGACCATTATTCTGACGGAATGATTATGGATCTAATTGAAAAACAAAAATCTTATGGAGAAAGAGACGACATGCCATTCACTGCACTTTTCCTCGACGACATCCTCTCTAAGAACATGAAGAGGAACTCTGAGATTAGCTTTTTATGTACGAGATATCGACACCTAAACATAGGATTACTAGGTATATTTACACAGAATTTAAAATCTGTTGACACAATAATTCGTAATAATGCTACTGATGTAATTATATTCAAACAGACTAATAATAAACAATTAATCGGTTGTATGGAAGAATGGTCTGGTGTTTTTGGTGGAGAAAAAGAATTTATGAAAATATATCTTTATGCTACTAGAAAACCATTTGATTTCTTATATCTGAAAGTATATGAAGGGAAAGCATTAAGATCATTTGAAGAAGTTATTTATGAAGATCATAAAATGTTAATAAATACAGAACCTGTTGAAAAAGAAATAAAAGAAGAAAAAAAAGAGGTTAAGGATATGATAGATAATGATAATATTTAATTAACAGACAGGAGTTCCGAAGTTAGCCCACATATCATTCATTGTGAATGCAAAATCTGTGGTGAATATACTTTCAGGACAACATTCAGGCATTGATTCTGGTAGATTTCCATAATTATCCACTATTTCTCCGTATTCATTATCAGCCCATTCTTTAACTAATTTAATATGTCTGAATACATTTTTCATATCTTTTTTATGTTCTTCTTTATGAACAAGATTTTTCATTCTTGATAGTACATCCATACGATCTTCCCCATGGAACTCCATAACTTGTTCTCTGATACTTCCAAGAATTACTTCTTTTTCATTTTCTTCTTCTTCTTCTTCTTCTTCAGATTCAGTCTCTACTCTATTAAAGCATATAGTATTAGTTCCATCATATTCAATCTCATAAGGATCCATACAATCATTCTTGTAATAATATTTTCCATTCTGATAGGAAGAATACATACTATCTCCATTAGTATGAGTAGTTAAGTATGGGATAATAACTTCTTTGAGATAATTTTCTTTATGTTCTTTGAAGAACCCTGAACCAGTGGATAGAGTCCATTGATTATCACCATTTTCAATACATTCCTCAATCTCTTTAGTGATATAGTCCATAAGGAGCATTTGTGCAATCTCAAGGTTGTTCTCTGTAGTATAAGACATTCTTTTAGTAATATGTATTTTTTTTGATATTGATTTCAAATTTATATCAATTTCAAATTTATTTTTTGTTAATTATTCAATGCACCTGAGGATTAATTGTTTATCATAATCACTCAATCTTAAATCAGGTAATTTTTGTGATTCTAAAAATCTATCTTTTGGTACAGAGTTTCCTGAATGGCAAAGACAAATTAAACATTTATCAACTCTTGTCATTGCTATCCTGTTATCTTGCATAAAGTCAACCATGGATACTCCTTCCCCTGCATTGCCTTTAAGGAATCCTCCCATTGCTCTCCAATGTTGTTTTTTAAATAACATTCCACTTTCATGAACCATCCGTTTAGTATCACATTGTATAGCAGTGATAAGCCAATCTTTTTTCGGAAAACAGAATATCATTTGATTCGTCCCTACAAGTCCAGCCTTATTTTCTCTCATAACTTCCAAAGAATGATTTAACCAATCACTTAAATATAAATCATCGCTGTCTAGATTAGCAATTAATTTATATGAAGATATTTTACATAAATTATTTCTCTTTTCTCCAATACTTCTTCTTTTTTGATAATGTTTATAAACAAATTTAATTGGTTTTATTATATCTTGAAAATCATTAAACTCTTCTCTTGAATTAATAAATTTTTCATCACCATCATCATCCATTACATATTCTAATTCTATATGTTCTCTTAACCATTTATTAATTAACTTTGCATATTCAGGAGGTTGTAATTTAGGGTTAGGTATGTATATAATACCTTGTTGAACAAATGAAACATAATCTCTATATACTTGTGTCTTTGTTCCTTTTGGTCCTCCTGTGAAAACGAAAGGTATAAAATGTATCTGAGGAGATGTACTAATACAAGCTACTCTTAAATCTTGTTCGATAGCTCCTCCTATACCAGTAGCATCTATTATAAGTTTATCAGCTTTCATCTGAGTAGCAACCTCCATAATTCTATGTCTCTGATAAGGTATATCATGTCCTCCACTGCGTGGATTAATCTCTTCTATATATGCTAGACGAGCTGTATTACCTTTCTCACTCTTCTCTACTGACCATGCAGATATAACTGTAGAGTTAACAGATTTACCTATATCTACTCCTACCACTACTTGAGGTGGTATATCTATTCCTGCTTCTATCTCTTCGCGCGTTAATATATGGTAATCAGAAAAACAGTCTTTTAATCTCTCTGAATTGAAGATTTGTGAAACACTCTCTACAAATTCACATTCATACTCAGTTCTCCAGTAAATGGAGTCTTCGCCCCACTCCATCATTTTATCTAACATTTCTTCTTCGGTATAAGGGGCAGAGTAAGCATCTCCGGGCTCTATAGCGTCTCTCCAAGTATACACCAATCGTTCAAAAGAT